TCACTGCTCCGCTGCAACCGGCAGCCCCAAAGGCTCGCTCTGGGGCTGCCTGTCCACTGTGTCGTAAACGTGAGACAGCTCTTCGATGGTCGTCACAAGGTGACGTACCGCATGCTGAACCTCCACAAAGATGTCATCCGACGCGATGCCTGCGCAGTTCATACGCTGAACGATGCTCTCCAGTTCGGCACCGCCCATGCGCCTGCCGATCAATACATACAGTACATCCACGCCTACATTGGCTACCGCAGCCAGATAATCGGCTTTCGGAACCCGTTCGCCGCTTTCATACCTTCCCTGTGCATTGGCAGCGACGCCTCCGAAGTGTCCCAGTTCACGCTGTGAAAGCCCCAGACGCTTGCGCTCCTGCTTCAATCTTGTGCCTATATCGCTCATGTCCCTGCCGTCCATCCCCACTGTGAAAATCAATTCTCAAATCGAATCGTCCATGGATCGCCCGAGCCTGCCCGAGCGGACTCACTCACCACCGCTCGTCAGCGCCTTCAAGCGCCCGCCTCACTTCTCATCACGCACAGACTTTTCTCCTATAACGCCTGGAGGATTTCAACTGGCGCTTATCGGATCGACCCTGGCGAACAGGCAAAAGTGTCGAGAGATGTGTCAGTTCGGACCGATCAATTGACGTCCGGTAGTGCCTGGACGGCGGCTGCCCTCGCCACTCAGCCGCCCGCCACGCAGAAAGGACGTCGTAGCCCCATGATTTCTCGAAGGATTTTTTCGACGCCTGTGTCACATCTTGTACGCGTAGAAGCGTGTGCGAGCTTGCTTAGGGATGGCGAGATGTATATATTCCCCGCTCTTGGCGCTACCGCCCCGATGGCGAAATTGGTAGACGCAAGGGACTTAAAATCCCTCGTCCTTTGGACGTGCCGGTTCGACCCCGGCTCGGGGCACCATTTAAAATCAAAGGGTTAGGCAGTTTTCTGCCTGACCCTTTTTTGTTTTTGCTCCGCAATTTTATTTAGCGCTCCGCAATCCACCTTTTTCTCCCCCTTCCGGCGTTCTGCCGACGAACACCACTCCCCAAATCCCAAATGCTCGACTACTGTATGCACATACAGCACTCAAGAAGTACCTACCATGGACCAGAAAGTGAGCCAGCTCTTGGAGGACTGGCACAAGTTGTTAGATTCAGAGAGCACGTGGCAGTCGCCAGCCTCCTGCTACCGATACCTCATGTCGATCGCTGATCGGCTTCATGCCTTGGCAGCAATCGACCCGATGGAGCGTTTCGAAATGATGGAACTGGCAAGCGCGGCATTTTGTTACCACGTCGAGGCGAACCCTGAAGAGTGGCGCAGCCCTGCTTCGAACTACGCGATCTTCAACGAGGCACGTATTCGGGTCGGAACGCTGCTGGGCAGTAGATATATCCTGCACGGTCCCGAGGTCGAACCGGACCACAAAGCCTATTTGGCCATCCTGCGCGACGACAACACGCTGCTGACTCACACACATCAGCTTTACGGACGCCTGGACGACCGGTATATCAAAACCGAGACCGGTCAGAGGGTGGTGCTGGTCGAGCTGAACCGGCAGTTTTCAGGTGTGATCCGCACGCGAATAGACGATCCTGATCAGTACCGGACCATCATCGAAGCTGCAACGCTTGCGCTTGAGTCCGGAGACCTGGCCCAGTACATCAAGTTGTGGGAGCGCGAAAACTTCTCCGTCTACCGCCAATGCTCACGGTGCTGTGATCGCTTCGAGCTGCGCGATGACTGCACCGACTGTTCTGGGCGCGGGTTTGTTGAGGACCCGCAATGCCCGAGCAAACTTCCGCGCAGCTGGGGCTGTCAACATAAGACAAACGCCGCTTAGCAGGTGAACGTCATGTGTGGAAGGATTGTTCAGAAGGCAGGAATGCCGGAGTACTTCAGCGAGCTGGCGCCACGCTTTCGGATACTGAGTGGCTACGATGGCCAACCTATCGGACGGTACAACGTGGCGCCGACGACAAAGGTCAACATCCTGCGAGTGGCAGACGACGCGGTCTATGTGGACCCGGTCAAATGGGGATGGGCGCCTTTCTGGGCGAAGGGGAAGCGGCCCGACCCGATCAATGCCAGGGTCGAGACGGTTGCTACGGGGAAGTTTTTCAAACAGCTCTGGCCGAACGGCAGAGCGCTTGTTCCCAGTGATGGGTGGTTCGAGTGGGTCAAGGACGAACACGATCCGAAAAAGAAACAGCCTTACTTCATCCGACTGAAAAGCCAGGCGCCGATGTTTTACGGCGCCCTCGCCCACGTCACGCCTGGTCTTGAACAGCAAGACGATGACGGTTTCGTGATCATCACCGCAGCGAGCGACCAGGGCATGGTGGACATTCACGACCGCCGGCCATTGGTATTGTCGCCGGAGCTGGCCACAGAGTGGATGGATCCGTCCACGGATGCGATCAGAGCAGAAGAAATTGCGAAGGAATGCTGCCGGCCGGTTGAAGACTTCGAATGGTTTCCGGTGGGCAAAGAGGTGGGAAATGTGCGCAACCAAGGTGCGGAGCTAATCGAGCCAGTTGCCAGGCCCTGAATGGGAACGTAGCCAGAGCAACGCGGGAGAATGCGGACACCCGCGTACAGCTCAGTCATCACCCCGAAACAGGGCGACCGCCAATCCAATCAGCGTCGTTGTCGCGATTACTCCTATCATCGCCAGTGTGTAAGCCTCTGCCATGTTGCTGCTCATCATCTTGGTGGTTGGAACCGCTGTTCGGCCACCGTTCGTTGATCAGCTTTGCGACAAGCAGTGATTCATCAATCACCCGTTCTGCGCTTTCAAACAAAAGCATCGGTGGCATTTCAAGATAGCTCGCCACATCAAGCTTGGCCTGTACCGCCAAAGCGTACGGATCAAAGCCAAGCCGGAATGCCGCATGAAACACGGCGACGAGCGTGTTGCAATACACTCCATCTGCAGTCATGTCCATGATCGCTCCCGAGTCGTTATTCAGGAACAGCCCCACCTTGCGGCTGCCCCACTGATGAGAATCAGTCTCTCCATTCAAGACCCATGGTTATCTGGCATCAAGTTTTTGACGATCAATGCCCGGCCTCTCGTCGATATTTGAGCGAGTTCGCAGAATCGTCTTTACAGCAGGACTTCAAGCGCACGCTCATAAAGCGCCTGCCGATCCGCCAAGCCGTTCGTACCGCCGTTGATGCGCTTGGTGATCAGCAGGAAGTTGCCTTTATCGGCCAGCGAATTCAGGCCTCGGCTGCTCCAGTACCAGGCCGCAGACATTGCGGCGTGCTGGGGCAGCTCGAGCAGTTCGGGATGACTGATCAGATCCAGTGCCAGCGCCTCGCCGCATTCGGCGTAGTTGGCCCGGCCGGTGATCTGAATCAGGCCGCGCCCGCGGTACTTCGAGCCGTCGCCCGCCACGGTATTGCCGAGGTCCTTGCGGCCTTCATAACCCAGCTGCTGAGACGTAGGCCCCCAAATCTCGCGGACGTAACGCAGTTGGCCAGACTCATGGCCGATCTGAGCCAGAAATGCTGCGATGCGCTCACGGGTGATGATCTGGTATTTGCCCATGGCGGTGTTCAGGGCTGGAACAAAAACGCCGACTTTAGCGCCGGCGTTCGGGAGGATCTTCAGCAACTGCTGTGCGGTGATGGGCATTCGGGTTTCTCCAGGCAAAAAAATACCCGCTCGATGGCGGGGTGCGGGTGTCGCTGTTCTTTCGTTACGCCGCGGCAGGCTCCGGCGGGGACTGCATCGAAGCCTTCAGCGCGACCACCTCGGCGCGCAACTCTTTCACAGCGCCAATCAGATCCGTGATCAGCGCCATAGGGTCGAGCTGTTGGATTAATGGGTTGCCTTCCGCATCTACTCCGTCTTTTTCACCGGAAGCGGCGAAAGGGTTCACCGCCTGCGCTTCGTGGGCAATCAAGCCTTGGAAGGTTGTAGTACCCCCTTTGAAAACGTCCCCAAAGTTCTTGCGTTGGTAGGTTACGATGCGATAAGCGTCGATCCTGTCCAGATAGGAAGGAGTTGCAGCGTCCTTGATGTACTTCTTGATGCGGTAGTCCGAGGTAAACAGCGTCATCGTTCCGACGTAGGTGGTGTCAACCCACACGTCCACGTTAGACCCGGTCCAGTTGAAATTGTAAACCGTGCCGCCACGCCCAGCGCTTAGCCCAGCTCGACACCACGTACCGGCAGACTCTACTTTTCCTGTTACCTGCAACGCCCCCTGCAACGTAAGGATGCCCACGTTCTGGTTAATCAGACGGACGTCGTAGTCCGCAGCAGAGTTGTTGTAGTGGAAATCTATGTAGGGACTGGCGTTAGACAGCTCAAAGGATGCGAAAGTCGGAGACTGACCCGACCCTAGCCCAAGGGCATTTCGCGCTGTAGCTTGGGAGTTGCCTCCGGTTCCGCCAGAAGCAATTGCTAGGGGAGTAGTCGTTAGTGTCAAAGAAGGGACCGTTAGCAGCCCGTCGTAACTGTACGACATTGTCGGCCCGGTCGCTGTGTTGGCGTTGTTGACCGAGCGCCAAGTAAAGCCGCCAGCGCCGCCACCACGGTTAACAATAAAGTGGCCTTCGCCTGTCCCGGTAGAGTTCCAGCCTGCGTACATGCCTTGCACGTTGTACAAGGCGGAAGCTTGCTGGACACCCCATTCCGAGACCAGCAGCCGCCCATCAGATCGGCCGGTGCCACCCTTTGCAAGAGGCAACACATCGTAATTACCCGTGGTGCCCAGCGCAGCCAGCTGGGCACCAAACTGGACTCGGATTTGGTTGAACGCATCAACCAGCAGCTTTGGGTATCCCTGAACGGGCATGATTGCATAGGCAGAACCGCTGACAGTCGGCCCCTTGTAAGCTGGCAGAATTGAAATCACCGTAGCGCTGGCCACATTCGCGACTTCATAATTAAGGCCGTCCGGACCGATGAAAGCATCTCCTACACGTGCGTTCGCATCAAACCCAGCGTTCACGCCAACTACAGAAGTCGATCCGTTTGTAACGGACACAGTTCCGCCTCTAAGCCACGGCATAGTTATTCACTCTACAAATTTAATTAAACGCTCATCTTTGCGAAAACAGCAGGCAAGAAGAACGCGATTGGATTAGAGGAAGCGACCGTGATCGCATATAAAGTGGAATTCGGAAAGTCCCACCAACAATAAAGATCACGCGGAATTGCACTCCCTGCATTCAGCGGCATCCCAAAAGAATTAATCAAAAGATATTCGTTCTCCGGGAAATTGAATGGGACCGAGTAGTAACATCGCGTGAGCCCCTGTGCGTCACGATCTGCCCCAACATAGGTCCAGTTCTGGAATGATCGAGTGAAATTGGCGTTTGCTGTGCCTGAATCGAAAAGCAGCTTTGTGCTTCCATCCCATAGACGCATTCCATAGTCAGCAACAGGTTGAGCCCCGAACTGCGCGACAAAATATCGACCGTTTGGTTGCGCGGTGTTTACGTTATAAGCCCGCACGTAAAAACCAGTCCAGTTACCGGCCGAGCCTATCAGCCTCATCCTGCAAAGCCCCGCAATCGCATTCACTGTATCCGGCCTAACAAAGACCAGTGGTGGCTCTTGCGATGTAACAGGACGTGCAAAGTAAGTGGTGGAGCCAAGTCCGCTTTCCTCGGTTGGTTGATAGCGCCCAGACGCGATAACCATCAAACGAGCGTATTCCGAATCCAAGACCACAACATTGCTGTTATTTGAAAACTCTAGGCCATATGTCATCAGGAAAACCTCATAACAATAAGTCTCATCGTCCCCGAGGCCACAGTGCTTGATCCATACGTTCTGGTGTGGTTATAGACCCTCGCCACCCCTTCCAATAATTCGGTTTCCAGCTGCTTTTGATTGTTATCGTAAGCCCCTACCGGAACGACAATAGCGACACCGTTAGACGGCCCTACCCCCGGAACGGAAAAGTCCTGACTGGTCTTAGCGCTACCGGAAAACGTCACAAGCGTGCTGAGCGAAACTCGGATCGTGAAGGATGTTTCGTCCAGTTGGGGCGCAGAGTCTGCGCCCCATGTCCTCATGCCATGGCTCATTCGCTCAAATCTCCGAGCTGTACTCGTTTGACGCCGTTCACGTCATACACACGGACAGAACGGTTTGTTATAACCAGTCGGCCCCCGCCTGCGACCATGCCATTGATTTCGAGCGTGCCGTTTTTGTTGAGAATCCAGCCACTCTGCCCAGCCAGATAATTGGTCGAACTGATGTAGCTGCCGATTTTTGCGTTGGTTATCGTGCCGTCTTGAATAAACGCCGACTGAATGAAGGTCTGACCACCCGTGATGCCGAAAAACGACTGCGGCGATTGCGAGCTTGTGTTCATGACCAGGAACGTATCAGCGCGCACCACGAACTGTGACGTCGTGCCTGCAGCCCCACTCTCCAGGCCCAAGCCGAACCCGGCCGCGTACGGGATGTTGTTTTGTGTAAGCTCCATCCGCACGGACCATATACCTGCCAATTTACCGTTGGTGCTGGCCAGCGCGCTGGTCGTCTGCTGCACTGCGATGGCCGCTTCGTTGGCCTTGGCCTGCGCCGTAGTGACGAGAGAGGAAAGCGAGCTGTCAGCGTCCGCTCGGGCTCTGGCCTCGGACTGAGTTGCGGCCTCATTCGCCGCGACAGCAGCTTTCAACGTCGCAACCTGCTGCGCGCTGGACTCTCGGTCTGTGGCCACCGTCGTCTCGACAAGAGTGATCTTCGCTTCGTTCGTGCCGACACGCGAATCAAGAATCGTAACGCGCTGTGCCTGGGCTAAATCCTGCTCAGTCCTGACGCGCACTTCCTGTGCATAGTTAGCCGTGGCATCCCAGCCACTGAGTGCATCCAGTAGCGCGCCTTCCCCGCTGTCCTGCCGTGATGCTGCCTGCACCGCCTGCATCTGCGCAGCGGTAACCGTGGTCCTGCCATCCACCGTGGTGATATCAGTCGTGTTCTTTGCTATCTGAGCGGCAAAACCGTTTGCAGCACGTACGGTCTGTCCAGTGTTGACCCAATACAACGGGTTAGGCGGCCCGTTGGTGCCGTCAGCTTTCGCAGGGACTGGGTCAATTGCAGTCCAGAGGTTGTCGCCCACGCGCACGGTGTTGTCTCGCACGTAGGCATCAGTCGGCACGTACACCAGCGCATCAGTGATTTCGCCGATCTCGGCCTTGAGGTCTTCCAGACGCTCGTTGACCGATCCCGGACCATTGCCGTCGATCAGATCGAATCGGCCAAGCAGATGCTCGCCGAACTGGCTTTCCGTCAGCTTATCCGTCAGCAGGTCAAGAACAGGATTGGCGTCGCTACTGGCCTGCCCCATGACGCCGTTGCCGGCCGGGTACCAAGGGCCGATATTTCCGGTCCGGTCTACCAGGCGCGCCCAGAAGAAGAACCTGACGCCCGCCAGCAGACCCTGCATGACGTACTGGGCCTGCGGATACGCCAAGTCACTGAGTTTCGTGGCCTTGGCCAGCTCGTTGGACGGCCCGTACCAGATTTCGGTCCGCTGCGTGTCCTCGGCACCAGGCGGGAAAGCCCATTTCAGACCAATCCCGAAAAGCAGTGATTCGGCCGTCAGCGACGTCACGGCCGGCGGCAAACTGGTTTTGCCCTGCAGGTTGGTCAGCAGCGAGCTGGTCGGCAGAGACGAGACATTCAGCGCGCTGACGGCGCGCACCCTGGCCATGTACTGGCCGGAGTAAATCCCGCGCACGTCCACCGAAAGCTCGCCGGTACGCGGTACCTTGACCCACTCCCGAGCACCCCACTTCCATTCCACGTCGTAACTGACCGCACCAGGTGCAGCGTCCCAACTGATTGTCATGAACGTTACGGCGATACCCTGCTCGATCACTACATGCTGAGTGACGAAAACGGCACCGGGCGCGACCTGTACGCCGACCGGAATGCCGCTGATCGGGCGTATATCCAACACTGCGCCCGAGTCGATTGCCGCAAACTTGCTCGGCTCGTGCTGGATGCACTCCAGCTGGTACTGATGCCACTCAGGCCGTGTGATGTTGCGCACCAGAAACTGCATGGTCTTGAGGTCGTCGTACTCGAGTATCCAGCCGCATTCCGGCTCTGGCACCTCGCTGAAGTTGGCCGACAGCGTCACACGGCGGCCGCTGAGCGATGAGATCACCCTGGCCTCGGTCTTTCCGCTCGGCAGGTTCACGCGCAGCTTGGCGCCGGTGGACAGATCGATATCGCGGTCAACCGTGACCACACGACCAGCCACGGCGCTGATACGCCCGCCGTTGGCGCGGCCTGCAAGCATGGGATCGGCCATGGCAATGATCTGACCGGTTTTCGGAATGCCGCCATCCAGCCCGACACGAAACGTAGCCCCCCGCGTCTGGGTCTGTTCGGTGATCAGTGCGTACTGGCCCGCCCGCTGCGCCTGCCCAAGAGATGTGCAGCCGTAAGCATCAACGGTCATTTCATTGACCGAGCCCGTCTGCGCCAGCACCTCGTCATCGAACACCGGCTCTTTGTCAGTATCGAAGCCCTGTGCCGGATTGTCCCAACTGACCATTGCCAGGTTGTGGCGGTCGCGCGCGCGCGTGCCCGAGTATTTGATGTCGCCGCCGAGAATCTGCGCCGGGTTGTAGGTGTAAACCGGGTCTCCGGGCATATCAGCGTTGAACGTGATCTGGCTGCCATCCCACGTACTCATGCCGTGGAAGATGGAAGACAGGTCCTGCAGCACGGCATAGGCATCAGCCTGCTTCTGCAGGTAGATGTTGCAGGTCAACCGCGGATGCATGCCTCCCTGCCCGTCCGGGACCATCTGATCGCAGTACTGCCCAATACGATACAGGTTCCACCGATCCACCATCGTGGCATCAATGCGGTGACCCAAGCCGTAGTAAGGGTTCAGCGCGATGTCGTAGCAGATCCACGCCGGGTTGTTAGTGTAAGCCTCTTTGAACGTACCGTCCCAGATACCGCCACTTGTGCCAGCGCCAGACGTGGCGTAGGTCCGTGATTCGGGATCGTAATTCGTCGGCACGCTCACAATGCGCCCACGCATCAGCACAGCAATTTTGGCGATATCGCCGCCGAACTGCTGGGCGTCGTATTCGATGCAGCCCACGGCCGTAAGCGGGAACTCCTGATCGCTATCCACGACCTCGGCTACCGCCTCGACGAACATGGCGTCTTGCACCATCGAGCTGTTAGCCTCTGGTGTGATCCGGCGCACGCGCATCGTCCAGCGGCTGCCCGCTGGCAAGTCGAGGCGGTGGCTGCGCTCGTACTTCGTGACGTTCTTGCGGTCGACGAACGAGGCCAGCACCTGAACGAATGGCCCGCCATCCGTGGCGATGTCGATCACGTAATCGATCCGCACGCCGTTGACGTTGCCGCTCTGGTCCTGCGATTGAAGCTGCGGCCAGCTCAGGCGCACACGCAGCGCGTCCAGCACGAGGTTGCTCACAGTTCGCAGATAGGGCGTGGTGCTGAGCAGCTGATGGTTCACATCCACTTCGTTGCTCGACTCGGCGATACCCTCCAGACGCGTCTGGTTCAGCTCGCCGTTTCGGAACTGCCACTTAACCCCTGGGTAATTCACCGTGCCGTCTTCGGCCACCAGCGGTGTGCCGTCGAGCTTTACCGAGCGCAGCCCGTCAACCGGCCCAACGATTGGACCCCAGCTCCACAGGTAAACGATGCGCGCCGTGGCCAGCGAGGGCGTGCCATTCTCCGCGATAGTCGGCTGCTTCTGCTTGGCCTCGCCGCCTTTCGCGCCTGCCAGAGCGCCAAATTTTATAACCATTAATGCAACCTCAATCTCGCGGTAGGCACAATGCCCGAAAATCGTGTTTAATAAAGTCGAAGCGACACAATCGAAACGCGAAAACCAAACTTATTTGATAGCCAACTAAAAGGGATATTAAAAATGACTGCTAGATTCACGGTACAAAGCAATGAAACCGAACAAGTTGAATCATCGACGCAAATTGAATCGCCGGTAAAGAAACCGACGATCTGGTATGTATTTGAAGAAGCGTTTGAGCACTACAAATGCGAATCCGAAGATATGGCGCTACGCCTAGCTAAAGGGCTTCAAGAAATAGTAGACCTCAATAATTATAATGAAACAAAACAGGCAGCCGACGCAAAACATTACGAAGTCAACAAAGAACTTGTAATAGCAAAGAGCAAACTGGCTTCAGAAACTCTAAACACCTACATAGACAAAAAATCGACACCCACTCCCTCAGCAGCCCAGTCCGAAGATAATCTTGAGGTATCCCTTATTAAACAGAAAAGCATAATCAAACGCCCTAAACTTAAATTCTGAGATTTACAGTCGATCTTGCGTATAGATACCGCCTGACTCGACGGCTCCGCCAATCTCCCGCTCGCCGTACAGCACCGGGTATGGATTACCCTGTGCCACGGTGGTGACAGCTCCACCAAAACCGTAACTCGGATTGTTGCCGTCCTCGTTGTTGCTAGACACGCTGGCACTGGTCGTCGGCGACAGCATCTGCACCACTCCACCCAAGCCGACAGCCGCACCAGCGCTCAGCAGCGCAAGCCCCATTCCTGTGGTGGTGCCGCCGCTGAAGATGCCGCCAACAACGAGCGCAACGCCCAGTACAACCTGAAAAAGCCCGGCCTGCTTGCTGCCCTGAATCAGCGGCACGATGCGAATCTCGCTGTCGTCGCTTCCCTGCAGATCGAACTCCTGGGCTCCGGCGTTCCGTTTGCCACAGAACACGCTGAACACCAGGCCGCGCTCTTCGCCTGTGCGCAGGAACTTCTCGAAGCCAGGCTTCATGGCACACAGCGCGTTTACCGCATCGCGGACGCTGTGCACGTCGATCGTGTATTCGCGGCCGAAGTGCTTTCGCAGCACGCCGTAAAGCTTGATGGTACGCATGGTCATTGGGCGTATTCCTTGTGCCGCAGGATCAGCTTCACCCGGTTGGCCATGGACCAGCCGTAAATCTCGCGAGTGGCCAGACGCCCAGGCATGTGGTGATAGATGAACGGGCCGGAGCCGCCGAGCGCGGGCGCCGACTCGCTGACCAGGCTGGCATCCGACCCCAGATAAATCGCGGCGTGGTTCGGGAAGTGGCACGGCCTGCCCACGGTCGGGATCTGGAAAACGATCATGTCGCCACGTCGTGGCTGGTTGACCTTCTCGAAGCCGCACGCCTCGTAATTGTCTTCGTAGTGGCTCGGGCTATCCGGATCTTCCCACCAGAGTTCCTTGCGCTCAAAGTTCGGCAGCGCCAGCCCAGCCTCGCGGGCGTACCAGTCGCGGCAGGCCGCCCAGCAGTCCAGAAGACCGTGCGAGAAGTCCCGGCCCAGCAACGGCGCCTGGAAGCCGCTCGGCTTGAACCACTGGATATCCCCGCCGGGCCAGCCGACGATTGCCCAGGGCAACTCGTGCAGCTCGCAACTGACCAGATCGGTCATGCTGGGTGTTGCGGCCCGGTCCGGGTGGCTGTGCACGATGGCCAGCACCTCGCCCCGATCCTCCGCCGCCGCAGCGTCGTGTTTGTCGATCAGGAAATGCTGCAGCGGGTTGGTGGCCACGTTGCCGCACGGCACATACTCGCGGCCGGCGCCGGTCTTGATCAGCACGCCGCAGGCTTCAGCGGGATAGGATCGCTCGGCGTGCGCCCGCATATCGTCCTGAAGTTTCTGATTGATTCGCATGGTTACCCCTTCGTGATGAGGCTCGCGCCCATGGATCCGCCGAACCGGCGTGTGTTGCCGCGCAACTTGCAGCTGCTCCACCAGCCGCCGCAGCGATCCAGCGCCGGGTTATCGGTGGGCTCGTTCTTTTTGGTGAACATCGCGGTACCGGTGTAAGCGCAGGCCTCCTGCCTGTACTGCCCACGGCACGCCCACCGGCATAGCTTGGTAATCTGCTGGGACGGCAGCTGCTGGCCTTCCATGTCGATGGGGCTCGACAGCTCGAAGCTGACAGACGCCCTGTCTTCCTCGGTCTTTTGCTCGATATTCCAAATGCTGGTTCGGCACTGATCGGCAGCGTCCGGATTGCCCTCGGCGAAGTTCGCTGCATCCAAGAAGTGCTTGAACGTCTCGATCACGGTGAAGCGGGCGCCAGCCAGGTCGCCGAACTGCAAGCACAGCGCTGAGACTGCACCACGGATGCCGGACAGCTCGTTGGCCAGCCTGAGCGAAGGGGTCGCAGGCCTGCCGTCGCCCCGAATGTCGAAGCCGCTGGCCTCGATCTGAATCGGCGAGTACAGCTGGCCCTGCCAGATGATGTCGCCTTCGTGTTCGTGCCCATGGAACCGCCAGAGCGTAGCGCCGAGGCGCGTGCCATCCAGTTCGTACAGACGAATCTGGTTGCCGGGCTCCAGCTTCTGGATATCCGCGCTGTAAATCATGGTGGTCACCAAAAGAAAACCCCGCACTCGGCGGGGTCAGATTTGAAAAGTAGCTGAATGGTTGTACAGCGTGGACGTAACTCCAGTAACGCCCCATCTTCTCTCCGTAGTAGCGTTGAGCCTCCAACGAACCGCCTCGGTCCGTTGCCTGCAAGCCCACGGACTGGGGTAAATCAAAACAGGAGGTTTATATGTCCGAAACATTAGCTAACCCGAGCGAACTTCGCGCCATTGGTTTGGCGATAAAATGTCTTGCTGCCAGTCTAAAATCGACTGGTGCGCTAGACGCTCAAAGCTATACTGATCGACTCCAATCTCATATTGACTCTGAATATCCAGCGGTCCAAAACAAGGAAACGCTTAATCTTGTTCTGCAAAACTTCATCGAAGATATAAATCGGACAGTTACTCCGGCTAGCTAACTTTCTGAAAAGAGCCGAAACAGATACGATCAGCTTCGGCTCTTTTCATTGCCTCCGCAATCACCGCCTGATCTTGTGTAATATATTGCATGCTAACTCCCGCGGCTCTGCCGCTTCATGGATTAAAAACCTGTTTGAAGTTCGCCGACAGCGTATGAAGCCCGCCGCCGAGAGTTGAAAGCTTGTATCCGTTGGCCCGGTATCGGCCTTGAGCACCGCCCGGCGGCGTCCACAGGAACGACTTGTAGCCCTCCTGCCGATCCAGAAAGTCGCGAACCTGCTGCAACTTCTGCCCAGCACCGAACTTGCCGGTTACCGACACGTCCCAGGCCTGCGACTTGTTGTTGATACCCAACCCGCCGGACTGGCTGTAGCCGTCGCCGAAGTCGTTCGACCAGGTGCGCTGCGCCACGTCGCCGGACGCGCCCACCTGTACATCAAAGCCGAATGTCTCAGCCATTACGCGCGCCTCCAAAGCAATCCGCCCTGCCTCATCTCACGCTGCAGAACGTTCAGCGTCTGTTGAGTAAACGCCTGGGACGCTGCAGCACCCTGACTGGCAGCTTCTGCCTGGCTCATACCGGGCTGCGCCTGAACGACTACAGTGGCGTCTATTTTGATTGGCGTAGACCCACCGCCTCCGCCGCCAGACTTTTCAGCGAGGTACTTCGTCAGGTCCCTGTTCTGGTTCGGGTTGAGCACGCGTTCGCCGCCGTCGAGCAGCCATGTGCCTTCCTTGGGAATGTTGTCCAGGCCGTTGTGAGCCATACCGGCCAGCGCCGATGTGGTGACAGCCGCGACCATTGGCATGGTTGCCGCAGTCGCTGTCAGCGCCGCCGCAGGTGCCAGTGCAGGGCCAACAAGCGGGATGCCTGCTGTCGATGCGTACGCATTCAAAGCCGCCTGAGCCGATGCCGCTTGCGCGTTGGCGATCAGACCGGTAGCTGCGGCTGACTGCCCACTCTTGCCAACCAGCAGCTGAATACCCTGATAGATCAGCCACTGCGCAGCCATGTCGGCCAGCGCGTTGATAACGGACTTGGCCATGTTGCCCGCGAAGTCAGCGATAGCGTCACCAGCATCCTTGGCGCCGGTGGCCACGTCAGCGAATAGGTCACCCATTCCGTTTGTGAGGTCGTCGAGGCTCCCAGACACGAAGTCGGCGGCCTGCGCTGAATAGTTCTCAGCGGAATCCACGTAGTTCTGCCAGGCGTCGTTCACGCCATCCATCCAGTTGGACTGCGCTTCATCAACCCGGTTGTAATAGTCCTCTTGCTTGACCATTCGCTCTGCAAGAGCCTCAGAGAGCATGCCAGTCTCTTTGGCGTACAGTTCGGCACTGATATCGCCGGAGTTTCGCTGAGCCTGCAGGTCCGCAGCCTTGCGGGTGTATTCCTCCTGAATGGCCATATCCTGCTTTAGGCGATCCCGCGCCTTGTCGCCCATCCCGGCGCCAGCAAGCTCCATATCGAAGCCCGCACCGATTGAAGCGTTTTCATCCTTGAGGTTCGCGAGGAAACTGGCGGCCTTTGCCTCCTCCTCGTTCGCGATCTTCAGCTTTTGAAGGGCATCTAGCTCAGCTGCCAGCCCCTCCAGGCGCTTCTGTTGAACAGCGTTGATTCCAACCAACTTGCCCGAGGCGACCTCAAAGCGGATCTTGTCGACTTCTGTCGCATTTTTTTGCGCATCGGTGCTGGTGTTGATCAGCGCGATCTGACGCTGCAGGTCGGTCTCTGAACCTTTGACCGTGTCGCTCAGCTTTTTTGCAGCAGACTCAGCGTCCTTGGCAGCCTGCTTTGCGGCTTCGATTGCCTTGGGATCTACGCCGCTACCCTTCCCGCCTTGATTACTGAACCCGTTTCCACCGAAAAGCCTTTGATACTCGGCGGCCGCTGCCCGAGCGTCCGTGATGTATTTCTGAATCGTGTCGCCTGCAAGAGGCGTTTCCAGACTTGCCTTTATTCCTGCGGCCGCCTCGGCAGCCGCACCGAAGTTGACTTTCGCCTCATCCCGCAAGCGAACACTGTCCGCTATGAACTGTTTTGAAACGTCGCCAATCGTGAACTTTGCCAAGCCAGAGGCGACATCCGCCATCATCGAAGTTGTATAGCCGACTGCCGTCGCATACATGCCGACGAGAGTATCGGAAACAATTTTGAACACCCTCGTAACGCCATCGCCCGCGCTGATGATGAACGCGGTAGCGGTGACAAGCTTTTCGCTCATCTCACCAACGACTGTTGTTACGCCCCCACCAGCTTTTACCGCTTCATTGAGGTCTTTGGTGAGCTGCTGCACCACGGGCATGAAATCATCAGCAAGTTTGTTCCTGGTGCCCTGCAAATTCTGCATCAGGCCAACCAGCTCGCCGGAGAACTCCTTTGTGACAGCGATCGTCTGTACGCTGAGTATCGCGCCTGCCGACTCTGCCGCCTCACCGAGCTGCTTGAACTCCCTGCCGCCATTCCGCAACAAAGGGACAAGGGCGCTAGCCTCGTCGGCAATCCCCTCCATATAGAAAGTCATTTCAGCCTGGGAGACGTTCGCCTTTTCGAGGCTTGAAACGTACAACTGAAGCGCCTCGGCGCTATTCAGCTTTTTGAAGCTTTCAGCAGTCACTCCGACTTTCGGAGCAATTACCTCGAAGAAGTCCTTTAGTTCGCCGCCGCCGGTGTTGAAGAAGTCCCCCAGCTTGTCGTTGGTGTCCTTGAAAATATCCGCGAGCTTTTCCTGCTCAACCCCTACCGTTTTAGCGCCGGCTGCATACTTCTGAAACTCGGTAGTGCCCAGCCCAGCCAACGCCGCAAGATTGGTTATTTCCTTCGAGCTGCTGGCAGTGTATGCCACCAAACCTGTCAGGATGGCAGGCACGCTGCCAATTGCGACTCCGACGCCCTTAGCCAGACTCTCGAATGATTTGGCGATTTCGGCGTTGCGCTTTTTAGCCTCTTGGCTGGCTCGATCAAGGGGGCCGGTGAACGAGCCAATCCTTGCCACCAGGTCCAACGTAAGCGTGCCCAGTGACTTGCTCATTCAGCTTTTCTCCAGACGAAAAAAAACCCGCTTGAGCGGGTCTTTAAAGATTTTTTTTCAGCTATCCGTGGTTCCACCATGCGGCAGCCCTGGCCCATAAATAGGTCACGAGCCCACCCAAAAACACAAAAGCACCAGCGATTGGGTTTTCTCCGAAGAAGGCTATGACGCCGACGCAACAGAAGAATCCCCCAATCAACATGAAGCCCTTATAACGCTTGCTAGTCTGTTCCGTAACTACTGGCCGCATAGCCTGCCCTCCGCTGGAAAGGATCGACTGTAGCAATGTCAGGCCCAGCTTTCCATAGCCCTCTCAAGACTGATCGGCGGCTCGACCTCGTGAGGCATGAAGTCGAATACCTTGTACGGACCGTCCTTGTAATTGACGTTCGCGTACAGCATCGCGAGCTGCGCTGAGCTTTGCTCGACTCGCATGCCCATGTGCAGGGACCCTCGTAGGTCCCGGTACTTACGCCACGACCTGACCTCATTCAGGCTGAGGTTTTCTTTGGCTTCCGCGATCGTGCGCCCGCCGACGCCGGAGAGGACGAGTTCGTGCCAGAACTCTTCGTCGTCGGAGAGGGCGTCGTCTTTCCCATGTTGTTCACCTGACCGATGGCTGTGAGCAACGCGAAAGTAAGGTTGGGGTCGAGCGAGCCACGTGATGGATCCGCTTCGCCAGTGATATCTTCAACGGTGAAGACCGGCTTGCCCTCCTCATCGCAGATACTTGCGGCGATTCGGCCAGCGTGGACCTGCACTTTACCGGCAGCCGAAAGCGCGTCATTGATCGCTGTCTGAAAGCCCAACGGCCTGACGTAAACCGTCGCGACGATTTCCTTTTCACCCTGTTGCCATTTGATTTCTTTCTCGACAGGGCGGCCGGTGAACGCGCCGACACCTCTCAAGCTTTCGAGACTGAGCTTCATCGTGGCACCTTACGCGTTGGTTGTTTTGCGAATCCAGGCGGAGCCGCCCGAGCGCTGAATGGCGCCGGCAGTTTTAACGACCGAGTTTGCCGAGAAATCGAACGGGAAGTCCGAGACGTAGCCGTCGATCAAGAACCAGGTACGATCTTCAGGAAGAACGAAATCGTCACCGGCGACGTTCAGCGTTGGCGGGCTCTTTCCATCAGCCCAGCCAAGAACCCAGGCGGTGCTCTCGATATCGTCGTTTTGCGAAAGTTCGTACAGCCGGACGTGCGACAGATTCCGAGGATCTGCGTCCAGCCCGAATGTCGCCTGACCTGGGGTACGCATACCACGCATGTAGGCACGGTCTTTTTTGCTAAGACACGAAATCTCGATCTGATCCGCCGGGTTGCCGCCTGGATTGAATGCAGTGATGCACTCGACTTCCATGACTTCGAGTTTCGTTGGATCTGCGACGGTAGGCACCAGAGCAAAAAGCTGCGTACCTTGGGTAAGAACGGCCATTGTGTTCTCCAAATTTCAGGCAATAAAAAACCCGCGCTTGGCGGGCTGGGTAAGTTGGTTTTCGCTATCTGGGCACAAGCCAGTCGATATCGAAACTCGACCGGTAAAGCTTTGTTTCGGGGTCCTTGCTCTCACCGCCCCAGCGCACGACGTATGCGTGCAGCTCAATGGCCTGACTGATAGCGTCGGTCACGCTGCGTGCGCCGCTGCCAGAGACGGCATAAACATCGACCTGCAGCGTGAAGCCGTCGATATCGGGTCGACCAGACAGGTAGTTTTCAGGGCTGCCAGTTATGACTTGCCAGACGGCATACGGTTTCGTCACGCCTTCCGGTGCCTCACCGAACGGATAGAGTCTTGTCGGCTCACTCCCGAGCAGAGCAGTCACGCCCGGGTCGGCAGCACATACGGAAAATATTGGTGCGGCTGGCATCAGGTTGCTCCAGCGGCCTTGGCCGCGCGCTTGATTGCACGGTCGATCGTCTTTTCGTATTCACTCAAGAAAACGTCCGTTGCCTGAGAGATATTGTCCGCCAAGGCTTTACGCATGAACGGGTCCGCTCGCATTTTCTCGGTGCCGAACTCAAACAATCGCCAATGAGGCGTTGGGGAGTTGGCCGAGGTATCGCCGCCCGTTTTCAGCACCGCCCCGTGCAGCACGCCAACACGAAAACCCAAATCGCCCGTCGACTTGAACAAACGCCCATTCCAACGAAGCGCGATGTTTTTGGCGATCGACCGGCCCGTGATCGGGTCATCCAGCTTTTGAGCGCCCTCTTTTGCTTTGTCAGCCACAAGCTGCGCTGCTTTTCGCAGTGCTGACCGGCCGCCTTTGCGCTTCATGTCATAAGAGATTGACTCGAGCTTTCCAACCAGCGAATCGATTCCTTCGAGCTGAAAATCAACGGTGTCAGCCATCGTTGACCCCCTTGGCCACCAATATTGTCAGATAGTCGAGTCCCGAATCCGGATCGGCCAGCGGCGGACCCTTGATATCGTAGATTTCGCCTCGGTAGAGGATTCGCATTGTGGGCAGCACGCCCGTACGGTAGCGAATCACCATGCGGCTGGTGGCCTCTGATTGGGCTGCCTGCGCCGCGATCAAATCCCTGGAGCTAAGCGGTTTGACTTCGGCAGGCACCTTGTCCCAAATCGTTTCCCAAATTTGCAGTTCCTCACCTGTTTGAGGGTCCTGCTTCCGGCGTAACGCCTGCAAAGAAATGCGGTGACGCAAGCGGCCGGCGCGCATCACACGCCCATCCTTGCGCGGTAAGGCATCAGAAGCGACTTTGACGCCAGCGGTAGTTCGATGGCTCCACCGATAGTTACAACCTCCTCGCGGTTTGCGAACAGGTGGCCCAGCTTCAGCAGGCACGCAGCTTCGATAGACTTATTGATCACAATGCCTAAATCGTCCATGTCTATCTGCTCGAAGGCCTCGGACAATGCCAGGTGAGCGCGCTCGCGAAGACGACAGCGAATATCTGAGTTTTCTGGATCGTCGGCCAGCTCCAGCGCTGACCGGTACGCTGCACGCGCAGCCTGAGTACGCGGAACGATCTCAGCTTTTGCCCGATCGACATCTGCCTGTTCGGCAAAGAAACGGCGCTGCAGGAACTGTTGTGCAGCCTCTTCTGCGCCGTCCAGCTGCGACTGCACCAATTCCTTATCTTCAGGTTCTGCAAGCAAGTGCTTCATTGCCAATTCGATGTCGATCACGCTCATGGTCAGTCAGCCTGTTTCTTGCGCTTCGACTGGCTCGATGGGCCTGTCGTGGTCAGGGGGTTGGGTTGAGATTCAGAGTCGGCCAGATCGACGACAGCGTCATCCTTGCTGTCGTCTTCCACGGCATAGCCCTTCTGTACCAACTGACGGCCGTGCTGCTCACCGGTCAAAAACGAGGTGCCTTCGACCAGAGTTTTGCCACCGAGATACAGCGGTTTCAGTGTCTTCAATTTCATGTCGGCCTCTGCCGGGCCGCCGCGAGAGCGGCCCTTTCAGATTAAGGTGCTGGGTTCGCGAAAGTGCCGTAGATGAACGACTCAGGGCGCTTCACGGCGAGTGCCAGACGTTCTTCGCAACGGATCGAGATCATGTTCTTCTCGAAGTCATCGGCGTTCTCGGTGGAAATCACCACATTGGCGTCTTCGCGATCAAAGATCTGAGCACCAGTTTGGAAAGCGCCGGTCAGGAACTTGCCCAGGAAAGCCGCCAGCTCGGTAGCCACAACAGGCAACCCCCACAAGGTGGGGCCAGCCAGGCTCAGCGGATTGCCGATGATGTAACGACCCAGGCTATCCTTGGTCAGCTCGATCTTTGCCCAGTCCGTGAAGTGCAGGACGTGACCGCTCGCGGGCAGTCGAGCAAGCTGCGACTGGAGCATGGCCAGACGCAGCTGATCGATATGGGTCATTGCTTCCGGAGTGAAGGCGGCGTCGTATGCAGTTGCCTGCGGAACGATGCCATGCAAGTGGACGCCGGTGCCGTCGCCGAACAGGATTTCGGACTCTTCCGCGTACTTCAGGCCGTAACGCATTTCTGCATCAATCGTGGATTGCAGCTGCGCGAAGTCATCAAGGATTTGCTTCGAGGCCTTGAACATGTGCGCGATTGTGGTAACCGGCGTGATCTTGGTATCGAATTGGATATCGCTGTAAGGCTTGGTGGTGTTCTCGGCCACAACGCGCGCGGCGTTGGTAAAGCCGGTCTGCTGAACCCAGAAGATTGCAGGGGAGGAAGTTCGGCCAGGTGCGATCAGATCACGGATGAACAGCCGTTGCTTCGGCATCACATCGATGCCAGGCAGACGCTGAGGCTCCACCACCCCTTCTGCTACGCCGGTGCTCAGCAATGCTGCATTTACCGGCACGCTGACTCGACGATTACCCTGGATGCTTTTGGCGAACTCGACCAGAGCCTCGCTCTTGATGACAGTTCCGCCCAAAGTCTCGCGGACGCCAGCAGCAGCCTGGGTTGGAATTCGTGCGAATTCCTGCTCCAGTTCGCCAAGCTGGGCCTTCAGCTGTTTCTCGGCTTCGGTCAGGGTATTAAATTTCAGCGCCATTTCATCAACGGCGGCTTTGGTTTCGGCGGACAGAGCTCCGGCCTTCTTCGCTTCGCCAAGCGCGGACTCAGCTTTAGCGCTGAAATCGCTGGAAGCTTTCTCCAGCTCGGCGCTCATTTTCGCAAGCAACTGGGCTTGTTCGGACATGGTGCAGTTCCTTATTTCGTAGAGGCTGCCGAGAAGCGAGCGAGCGCTCGTTCCAGATCGGCGATTGGTTCGGCCAAATTGGCCAGCGGGTCGGCAGCGTCTTGCGTACCGGTTCCAGCAGCGCAAGGCGTGCCGGACTTGATTTCTTGAATGAGGGATCGGCGCTCACTGCGGGGCATGCCTTGCTTAGCCAGCAGAAGGTCGAGCTTTCGTGCAGCGACAAGTGATGCTTGAGCCCTGCCGCCTTCCGTGACCGAATCTGAGTCCAGCAAAGAATCGGCGAACCCCTGATCGACCGCAGCCGAACCACCGATCCATGTCTCCGCATCCATCAGGGCCTGCATAGCCTTCAAGGTGCCGCCGGTGCGCGCGGAGTAGATATCGCCCATAGCAGCATCAAACGGCTCCATCATGTCGGCCACTTCGCGGAATTGATGGCGGTTTCCTGCAGCTATCGTCCACCCGTTGTGGATCATCAAGAAGCCGGACCGAGCTACCTGCAGGTCGTCGGCGGCCATCGCGATAATCGAAGCGGCAGAGGCCGCCAAGCCGAGCACCTTGACGGTCACATGCCCCTTGTACTCGCGCAGAATGTTGTAAATGGCGAGACCTTCGAACATGTCGCCGCCAGGGGAATTCATGTTTACGGTGACGTCGGCGCCATCCATGCTGCGCAATGCAGCGGAAATCCGTTTGGCGGTAACACCCTCACCTGACCATGGGTCAAAGCCGATTGCATCGAGCATGGATATGGTGTTTTTGCCGTCTGCATCGGCAGCCTGGATGGTTGAGTTCCAACGCTCCATTGCCTGAGGCATCAGATCAAAGGAAACGCGCGCACAGGGTCGACCCACCGGCGCTGCCGGGAGGTTACGAATTGTCATTGGTTATTCTCCAGAGCTGCCGGGGGACCGGCTTATTTCATTCGGTAGTAGCCAGGCTGACAGCGCAGCTCGTACTTGCTCACCGCCATCCTTACCTTGCCCAAGTTGCTCTATTGGGAGCAGGTTCGATTGAACGGTGTACACATCACCGCCTGGAATGGGAGGCAGGTTTTCCAGCCGCCGAACTTCGTTTCGGCTCATCCAGCCGTTTTGGAGGCAGATGTTGTAGTAGCTCGCCCGGCCCTGGCTGTCGGCCCTGAGCAAGCCTTCAACTGCGAACTCTGAGAAGTAGCGATCATCGCGATCCAGCAAGCACCTGCCGATCTCCTGCTCGATGTTCTCCAAAAGAGGCCGTAGGCAGTTGGTAAGGAATTGCAGGTTCTGACCTTCAACGCTCGATGCCCAACTGCTCTGCTTATCCATGTGACCCACCATGAATGGTGGCACTCGGAACCAGCGGCACACTTCCTCAATGCCGTAGGATCTGGATTCCAGCATCTGCGCGGCTTCAGGGTTCATCGTGATGCCCTGATATTTCAGCCCCGCCTCGGCAACCATGATCTTTCCGGCGTTCTTAGATCCCGTGAAGGCCTGAAGACTTGCCCGAAGCTGCTCACGCTGCTCGGGCTTCAGAGCGGTGTCGCTGCTCAATATTCCCGAGGCCTGCATGCCCTGAGCAAACACCTTCGCGGCTGCCTCTTCCGCGGAGATGGCAGCCCCCATGATCTCTTTGCCTGTGGAGACAGGCAGCATTCCGCAGACACCATCCAGACCGAAGCCTCGGATGTGCATCAGATCGTCTTCAGGAATTACCCTAGGCTTGCCATCCAGGGTGTATTTGTATTCGAGCCGACCATTGTCAAGGCGCTTGACCGTCATCAACTGCGGGAGCAGTGGGTGAAGTGCAACGATCCTGCTGCCCACGCGTTTCTTCTCGACGAATGCATTACCCCTCAAACAGATACTGGCGACAACCATCAGCATGAAGCGACCGGGCGTCATTTCTGCATTCGGGCGCTTCGTCAGGATGTCGTAAAGCGGATGACTGGTCGCCGCAACACGCCCGCCGTCTGCGCCGCGCTCGTATAGTCGAAGCGGTAGCGTTGAGACCGTCTCTGAAAGCAGCCGAACGCACGACCAAACAGCTGAAAGTTGTAGGGCCTTATCGACCGTAACCACCTGACCGCTCGCCGATGTCCCGTACCATTCCTGCCAGAACGCCTTGTCATTTAGGCCAACGGGAACGCCAAGCCAATTTTGCAGAGCACTTCTGATCCGCCCTGGCTTATTTTCGCGTGCCATTAAATGCCTACCATGATTGGATTTTCGTAGAAACCACTGTTGTCAGGTACACCAGCATTCGCCAGCACCCGACCTATGGTCATGATCAGCGCCACTGCGCCATCGATCTTGTTGTCATCGCCCTGCTTGATTGGCCGCACGACATCATCGTTACCAGGCAGGTTCTTGCCGATGACGTTGCCGATACACCACGTCATGATGGGGTTGCCATCGTGGTGGAACCGCCCGGCCGTGATGGCTGCCTCCAGTTCTTTCATGGGGTCTGACATGTTGGTGTAGTTCTGAGTGACGGTGATCGGGTTGAAACCCTCGTCGTCGAGGTCATGGCTCAACCCAGTGGCGCCGTGCGGGTCAATCGGCGATTCGCGCAGCGGCGCATGGTGGTTCGCTTCTTTGGTGTCTTCGAGGATTTCGCGGTAGTCGATCTCGGCACCATCAGTAACCTCAAGGTGTTTTGAGTTCAGCCAGGCCTGGAAGCGCTCGGACATGCGCTTGTTGTCGCTGTCATAAGCGGTGTCGTATGGCACCCAAAACTTGGGGGCTACACTGTAGTAGTGAGTCTTTCCGTCAATGACCCGCCAAAACAGGCGCGCCCTCGAGTTCATGTCCAGCTTTCGCGCCAAGTCGAAACCGGCAATCCACTCCTGACCCTCGAACTGTTCGAGGGTAAGCGAGGTGTCCTCGCAGGCCTTCCAGTCCTCCATGTTGAAGAAGCCAGACTTGGCGCTCACCCAAAGGTTGAGGTGCTTCGTTTTGAATGTGTTGGTAAATCTGGCCGAGCGGATCGCCCGAGCCTGCTGGCTCTCCAGATATTCCTGAAACACGGATACGCCGTGGTTCGGGTTGGCCTTGGCCAGCATCTTTGGGTCCGTCCAGTCGTCACCCTCATCAAGCGTCCAGATCCAGCCGAACAGCTCGTCGTCTGGAACGGTGCCGGCCAGCATCTCGATCACCTGGCGGCGCTTGTCGTAACAAGGCCCCTCGATGTCAGCGCCTGCCGTAGTGATGATGAACATCAGCGGCTGACGCCGAGCCCCCATACCGGTGAGCATCGTGTCGTACTGGGCCGAGGTGGGGTGTTCGTGGTATTCGTCCACAATTGCGCAGCTGGGTGAAGCACCGTCGCCGGGGTTGCCAATCAGCGGTTCGAACCGGCTGAAGTCGGACGGGATGTTCATGTTAGAGGCGTTGACCTCAATACCCGCCGCCTGAATCAGCATCGGCGATTTCGTCACCATCAGCTTTGCGGGCCTGAAAACCTCCCATGCCTGCTTTTCGGTGGTTGCGCCTGAATAGACTTCGGCACCGAACTCATCGTCGGCGACGAACATACCTATGCCTACACCCCCCGCTACAACGGACTTGCCGTTCTTGCGCGGCACCTCCCAGTAGCTTTCTCGGAACCTGCGGTGCCCGCCCTTCTTCTTGACCCAGCCAAAAGTCACGGCCAGTCCAAACAGCTGCCACCCCTCAAGCGTGATCAACTGACGCTTGAACGCCCATTCACCCTTGGTATGCGGCAGCAGCTGAATCAGCTTGAGCTTTTTCTCAGCCTTGGCCGGATCGAACTTGAATCTGAACCCGCGCTTGCGGCTGGCTGCCAGGTCGTCGAAGTGACGCTGCACCGCCTGATGAATGTAGCGGCAGGCCGGCACCTTCCCGCGTAACAGAGACCTTCCCCACACCATTGCCTTATCGACGTTGGGATGGGCGGACTTGGCCATTTACGATCTCAGTAGTTGGGCGAATTCGTTGGTTTCTTTTTCCTTGTTGCCGCCGATAAGGCGTGTCCTGCTGGCCGGGTCCAGGCCCAGCATCGACCCGAACGTCACTATTTGCCGCATAGTTTCGTTCGCAGCGGTCAGTGCCGGGTTTTTCATCGGCCCCCCGGTGGCGCCAGTAACCACGATCCCGTGGGCTTGGACTGACTCTTGCGCCATTCGCCAGTTGTCGTATGCAACGCAGAACGCTTCGACGTTGTGTAAATCAGTTATCGCGACCACGTTTTCGCGCAGAAGCTCGGGAACAATCATCTTCCACATTTGCGAAGCGCGGTCGCTGAGCCATTCGGGCGGATCAACATTTGTGATCTTCGAAAAAGCGGGCTCGGCCTTATTCAGCGCGCGTTTGCCGGGATTTCCAGCTAGTGCTTTCTTGGCGGTCGGCTTGGGTTTACGACCACGGCCGGCGACCGTGGCGGTACCTCCCATCGCGCAACTCCAGAATTTTTAATTTCGCGGGTGTAAGAAAACGATTGAGGGCGCGGTCTAGAAGCCAAAGGCCCTAGACTTTCGACCCTCCCCCTCCCCTGAGCGCGAATTTGTCTCACTTGGGCCGTTTTCACTGATTCCCGACCCTGTTTTTGAATTTCAGCGCCGGGCATTGCCGAATCCGCCGTCTTCAGCCGCTGTTTTAGCTGAGTGACACGGCCCGCACAGGCTTTGCCAGTTTGTCTTGTCCCAGAACAACTTCATGTCGTTCTTGTGCGGGATGATGTGGTCAACATCCGTCGCCACGACCACCAGCCCACGAGCCGAGCAGCGAATGCAGAGCGGATACTTAGCCAGCCATCCCGCGCGTGCCTGCTGCCACTTGTAATTGTAGTGACGCTTGGTACTGCTCTCCCTTGGCTTGGCTCGGGCGGCACTCTTCACGAGGTGAGCATGTGCATCGCAGTAGCGCGGGTTGCGCGTAAGGGCGTTGCAGCCTTGGGCATTGCATGTCTTCTGCGGCCTCAACGGCATGGCTTGCCGTCCAGGTACGTGAGTGGCTGAGCATCTGGATCTTCCGGCTCTTCCTCACTCAGCGCGTTGATCAGCAGCGTCTGCTGCTCTGTCATCAACTGGAGCAGCTGGGTCTGCTTCATCTGCTCGGCCAGGATCTGGCTTAGCAATGAGTTGCTGTGCTCGTTCATATGCCACCTTGCTCCACTTCTTGACCCACTCACGCCGAGCGGCGCATCCAGAGCAGGACATCAGCTGACCTGCTCTACAGTTACAGATCCCTTCAGACGGCGTGTAAGCACGGTGCCCGATCGCCTGTTTGCCTTATAGGGATATGGCATGAACACCGCGATACCCAGGCGGGTGTCGCACCAAACGACGCGATGTATTTCGTTACCGTTGACGTATACCCGTCTCTGGCCGCAACCATCGTTACAGCTATGGAAGCTTTCGGGCTTTGACATGGTCTACCTCTGCTCACTTACTCTGGCTGCGCTGGATCTGTGCGTCGACCTGATCAGCGCAAGTGTCCAGCAGTTTGATGGCCTGATCCTTCAGCTCCCACACATCACCATTCAGCCGCAGATCAGCTTCATCAGCGTTGATGCGCTCACAAGGGATCAGTTCAGGGGGTTCGATTCGAACGGCCGACGTTTTTGTTACCACCACTGGCTTTGCCGCGCAGGCCGTCAGGCAAAGGCTGAGAAGCCCAATCACGAACCGGCTTGCTGTTGCGCTTGAGGTCTTCAAAGTCTTTCCTCGCCTGTTTGGCTTTGTCTTCGCTGGCCTTGATCCGTTGATTTAGATCCTTCAGATAGGCCGCATTGCGCTGGGCTTCTGCCCGCAGCGTGGTGATGGTTGCCTGGCTTTCGGTATTGGCGGCGATAGCGTCATTCTTGCTCTTCGTCTCCAGCTGCATGGCGCCACTGAGGGCAACAACGCGGTATTGCTGGATACCGACGAGCAGTAAGCCCACCAGGCCGATGATGATTGCAGCGGCGATAGCCTTCATGTGATGTCCACCTTCCGGCCAATGAACCGCGTGACCAACTCGCGAATGGCAGTGACGCCGAGGAAGCCGATCGTTCCACCGGCAGCGACTGAAAGGCTGGGCGGCCAGGCCATCCACTCGATCAGGCTCGAAGCCACGAGGCTGAGCGCACCACAGATCAACGCTTCAAAGAAGATCCGGCGTTTGCTGGTTTCTTTTGCGTCGTAAAGGATGCGCAGTAGAGAGACGATGATTGCCATGATCGCGCCCTGCCATAGTGGATTCGAAAGGGCCATCCAGAGCTTGGCCCAGGTGTCTGGCTTGTCGGGCATAGTGCGCATCCGGTCTTGGCCCTTTCGGGGGTCTATAAACGAAAAAGGCTCGCCAATTTGGCGAGCCTCAACAATCAATAACAACCTCGCGCTAACGAGGTTTACCTAAGCGACATCCTGAATGGGGACGTGCTTATGATCGATAAGTCAGTCATTGCGTCCGTAGCTCCAGAGCCACAGACCAATGCCCCAGCCGACAACTGTCCAAACCAAATCGGCTATAAACAACGCCTCATAGTTAGGCCCTTCCGGGGCAAGGCCGCCGCCGAAATATCTCATCGTCTCTGGCGGAAATACGGTGTGGTACCCGTTGGGAAAAATCGCCCATAGAACCAAGAACACAGCTAAGGTGATTATCCAGCCGGCGTGCCTAGAGTATGTCTGGTTGCGACCCCAGAAAGATAAATAGGTCGCGATGGCAGCAATCACCAATGTGAACAACTGTCCAACTAGGGACGACAAAACAGCTAAAACGAACGTAATACTTTCCATGACAATCCTCGCGAATAATTCCGCGAATCCTATCACATTGGATCCAAATCATGACCTATGACCCCTTGGCTTTAAAAATCATTATGCCAACGGTGCGACCTTTACACAGATAGCAAAAAGCCCGACACAATGGCCGGGCTTTAGTCAGGGGTGCCGCGCTGGAACAGCTGAACACCGTGCCATGAAAACAGAGCTATTCCATATGGACAACTCTTTTTTCAAGCTGCCGCTCGAATTCCTTCTAGATAGCAATCCACCCAGGCTGCACCGGCCTTGATGAGCTCGCGGGCCTTGCCTTCGCTCATAGCGAAATGGCGACCAACACGGATCGCTGGCCACTTCGCGCCGTAGTAGAACCAGACCATATCGCCCATCTGCTGGTGACGGCCGCACAAGCCAGCCACGGCTGCGTCCACAAGGCCGGCAAGTTCGTCGGTGATCACGTATGACTTACCTGGCATTGGCATGGCATCCCGCATCAGGGCGAGCGTGGGCGATGCGTAACTGGGCACGCCCATACCATCCATCCGCCAATATCCCCACTGCTCGAGCATGTTTTCAGTTTCACCCAGCGGGCGGTGCAGCGTGTTGCGAGTCATCATGATCAATCCCCTGTGTAATTCGATCCACCGGCACCGCGGCGGTTGTTCTGGTCATAAATGACGGCAGGTCCAGTCATCCGGGCCGGTCGCTTCAATTGTTCAATCTGCCGATCAGCGGCCTGCAGGCGCATGCTCAACTGCGTTACCAGCGCGTCTAGCGGCAGCGCTTCACCCGTATCGGCGGCGACCCAGCCCGAGGCACTGCACTGCGCACATGCCATTTCGTGGAAAACACCCTTGATCACTGCGCGGCCCCGGCAGGCCGGGCACTGGGACAGGTCAAATTGGGCGGCGCGGAACGCTGGGCCATGACTCTTTTTCATATCGGTGAAACCTCCGAACGAGCAAAGGTCCTGTCGTACCAGACAAGCCCGTGAGCCTTTGCAGCAATGGCATGGCGGCGCTGATGCGGGATCGGGCTATGTCGGTAGTGATCCCAAAACCAATAAAAGGTATTGAGACGGGACAGGGCCTTGGCGATGAGAAATGTGGGGCAGACGATGATTTCGTTCATTTTTAAACCTCGCCTTTTATGGATTCGTGATCGGGCTGGAAGCCGCGCCGGTGTTGGCCTCGGCGGCATTCTGCGAATTTTCGTTTCTAGTCAGGGTCGAGCGGTGAATGCGGCCGAACCCTTTCCCGTCTAACCACTCGTGCCATTTGTTCAAGGCATCACGCTTGAGCAGCTCGGCCGAGGTATGGATGTACGTCTGCACGTTGCGGGTCAGGGTGTGGTTCACCAGCATCTCGCCGATCAGGAAGTCGACGCCCAGATCAGTCCAACCGGTCCGGGCAACCTTGCGCAGATCGTGGCTCGTCCACTCACCTTTGCCCAAGCGAGCGAACACGGCGCAGGCCTGGCTATCACTGATCGGTCCACGGTTGCGAGCTGGGAACATGTAGGCGCCCTTGTAGCCCTTCGACGACTGCCAAGCCCGGTACCGCTCCAGCAGCGCGCATACCTGCTGGGTCAGCGGAAGACGATGCTCACAGCGGGTCTTGGTGTTCTCGGCAGGGATGAACCACTCGCCCTGCTCGCCCAACGTCAGGTGTGACCAGCGGGCCTGCCTCGTCTCACCGGCGCGAGTGCCATGGCAGAGCATCATCAGGGCCAACATGCAGTCCTGCGGGTGCTGATCGAACCCAACGGCCAGCTCACCCAATACCTCTTCCAACTGGACGGCACGCAGCCGCGATGGCTTCGGCAGGATGCGCGCCTTAGTGAAGTCCGTGAACTTGAACCCGGCGACCGGGTTTTGAGCGATCAGGCGCAGTTTCTCGGCCTGGCGGAACGCGACCACAAGCACGCCCCACATCAGCCGGACATAGGACAGCGACATTTCGGCCTGCATGGGCCACATCACCAACTTGTCCAAGGTGGACCGGTCCACGTCGGCAATTAGCAGATCAGCCAGGCGCGGCTTCAGGTGGCAGGTGATGATCGAGGTGTTTGTGGCCCGGCGCTTTGCCGACAGGCTGCGCTCGGTCGACTGCCGGACCATGAACCATTCGAGCAGTTGGCCAACAGTCTGCAGCGTGCCGGCGGCGGCCGAGGCCTTCGGGTCAGTCGCCAGACGCTCACGGATTTTCGGCAGCGCGTTGATGAGTCCCTTCACAGGCAGCTCTGGAAATCCGGCGATCTTCTCCCACTTCTTGCCCACCACCAGGTGCCACGTCCCGCGATCACGATTCTGGTGAAAGCGGAAATACACGCCTGGGTAACGAGCGTCGCGCATATCCCGGACAGAAGAATTCGCGGCCTGACGCCTGATTTCAGCGTCGGAAAACGAGGTAAGCAGGGTCTGGCTCATGCTGCCACCACGGTCTGAGGAAGTCGCAGGTATGCGCGGATTTGCTCCATCGCGTCGAAGTGTCCACGGCAGATGATCGCCAGATAGCCTTGGGCGTTGAGCTGACGTATCCACTCGTACTGGCTGCCCGAGACAGCCGCGTCATTGGGCGGTGTGGCCTTGAACTCGATGTACAGGCCGAAATACCCGCCGCGCGCCATCGGCAGCACCAGATCGGGTACACCCGCGCGCACGCCCTGCTCTTTCAGCTTGATCGCGACCAGCTTGTGCCGGTGGCCACCGTTGGGAACGTGGTAGATCAGCGCCGCCACCAGTGGCATACGCAGTTTGAGTTCGCGAAGCAGCGAGGCCTGCTCCAAGCCCTCGCGGTCGACGGATTTGGGGCGCGTGCGCTTCGGCTTGAAGAGCATCATTTCTGCCGGCTTCATGGTGACACCTTCCCTTCGCGGATCAGCGCGTCTTGCGTGCGCATGACGCCCTCGGCATGGAACAGACGGATTTCTTCAGGGCTCAGCACCGCCGGTGCACGAAGGCGCCCATCAGCAATGTCGTGGCAGTAGGCGCAAGCCCAGGCCGCCTGCAGGTCGTTCGGCTTCAGCCCCATTCCGCAGGTGCCAGCAAGACGGTAATGCGCCAGCACTGTGGTCGAGGGCTCGCTGGAGCAGCCGGGGTAGCGAATCTGGCAGTCGCGATCACGTGCGGCCTTGGTGAGTTTGCTCATCGTGAGGCCCCATTGCGCTTGGCGCGGAGTTCGGCCAAGGCCTTGTTGCCGACTTCGGGAGTGATTTTGCGTGGTGCAGCGAGCTGGGCAACTGGCACCGGTGGCAACTCTTCGCCTCTCCAGATTTTTCGGCACTGATCGAGATACTTCTGCTCGAACCGGGCCATACCCAGATCACGCGGCAGGGTTTGCAGGCTCATGAAACCGGCAGCCGCCGTGGCGTGGTAGATCGCAGGGTGAAACCATTTGCCGCGACCTTGCAGCCCTGGGTGCGAGTTGCGCAGCGCTTGCGCGTAGGCGACCTCAATGCTCGGCAATCCAAGACCCTCGGGGGCAAAGCACCAGCTCACGAACACACCCGGCGACGGCACGAAGGCAGACTTGCTGGCGCTGACCATGCGCATGCCGTGGCGCAGTTGGTCCATTGAGTTGATACCGGAGCGCATGAACTCTGCCAGCCACTCCAGCTTCGAGGCGTTCATCACCTCTTCGGTCGGCCAGGACTGCCGCCATGCTCCGCAAGCGCCCCGGAGCCTCAGAAACAGTTCGTCGATCACTTGGCGGGTAGCTGGGTCAATCTCGACCGCAGCGGCGGGCACTGCGCTGTAGGCCAGGTCCGTTTTGCGGTTCTCAACGAGATATCCAGCGCGAACAGGACCGCTCATAGGATCACCCCCTTTGAAGTCCAGTCGCCGCTGACCTCGTCAGCTTCCGACTGCTGCACGTTACCCTTGGCCCGCTCTTTCACGTACCAGCCCACCAACCGGTTGCACCACCCGGCGGACGTATCCACAGTGTTCTGCTTGGCAACGAACCAGCCGATGAAACTGCGGATCATCGTGTCGGGAATGTCGGTGGGCTTGACGCCTGCGATCTGCGCCTGGGCGATCAGGTATCGGGTATCCGGCGCCCACTCAGCGAACATCGCGAAGCGCTGACGCTCATCGGTCGATTCCAGGGCCTGCTTGTCCTGATCATCGATCACGTCCGAAATCTCGCGCGGCTGCTGCTGTTCGGTTAATTGATGGTTATATGACGTATTGGGTGCAGATTTCGCACCCCGTTCTGCTGAATTCTGCACCCCGTTCTGCTGTGAATTGCACCCCGTGCTGTCATCTGCACCCCGTTCTGTGCGGGGTGCGATATTTGCACCCCGCTTTATCGGAAGGTCATACACAACTGGGCGGCGATCATGGCGCTCGATGTACACGGCGGCCAGCGCCTGGTTGCCCGGAACGATCAGTTCAGCGGCGCGCAGCAGCTCAAGCTTGGAGCGCACCGTGCGCTCGGAAAGGCCAGTGTCATCGCTCAGTGTGGTGGCAGATGGGAACGCCCCACGGCCGTCAGTACCGGCATAGTTGGCCAGGCACAGAAGGACGTGGCGAGCGCTTGAATCTGAAAGAGTCGCGCGTGGGATCTGTAGCGCCCACGACATTGCTTGAACGCTCACAGTCCTACTCCAATCGTTTTGCCTGTGTTGCCTTGCTCAGGTCTGGTGTGCATAATCTGTCTCGCGTAGTTGTGAAGAAGCCGGTCTAGCCACCGGCTTTTTTTTGCCTGAAATTTGGCACTGGATGAATCAACAGCTAATCCGCTGTACTACCCACCCTTCTCGCCTGAGCTGATAATTCGTGTCAGGCGGACGCTTGAGCTGTGGATTGTTCTTCGACCGGGTACAGATCCGGTCGAAGCTCATGTCTCGTCACCCTGCCGTCGACAGCCTTCTCGAATGGGATAACCAGATCGGCAGGCACCTTCTGATTGCGGTTAATGCATTGCCAGATTCGAGGCTGACTCGTGCTGCACAGGCGAGCGAGCTTCGCCTGACCGCCAGCGAGGCGGACTACCGTTTCAACAGGTCTTTCTTTTGCGGGCATGTCTGCGTGCCTCAGTGAGTCGTGCCGAAAATGATAACTCAAGTTATAGAACAAGCAAACACATGTTATTTGATGGGCAATAACGCTTGTTTTACCCTTCAGCCTATGAATGACCGAACCGATACACTCGCCAGCCGTGTTTTCGCCAAGCGCACAGCGCTGGGACTCAGCCAGCATCAGCTGGCGGAGAAAGCAGGCGTTAGCCAGGTAACAATCCAGCACCTGGAAAGCGGGCGTAATCTCACGTCCAAAAAAATGGTCGAGCTGGCAAGAGCGCTGGGAGTCTCTGCCGAGTGGCTGACCAGTGGTAAGCCGAGTCCGATTCCGAATGAAGGAAGCAACGTCGGGAATGCTCGTCAGCCCGAGCGTTATTACCGGTACCCGGTCATCAGCTGGGTATCAGCAGGCGCATGGGTTGAGGCGACCGAGCCCTACCCAGTGGGGGCGCCTGACTCCTACCAACTCTCCGATTATCAGGCGAAAGGCCCAGCGTTCTGGCTTGAGGTGAAAGGCGACTCGATGACCGCTTCGGGCGGTATTAGTGTTCCGGAGGGCCAGTTTATCCTCGTGGACACAGACGCCGACGTTAAGCCTGGCAAACTGGTTGTGGCCAAGCTGTCAGGGAGCAACGAAGCTACCTTTAAGAAGCTTGTTGAAGACGGTGGAGTACGTTTCTTGAAACCGCTGAACAATTCCTATCCCATGATTAAATTAGACGAAGACTGCAAAATAATCGGCGTGGCAGTTCGTACCATGAGCGTTCTCCCCTGATCCGCTAACCGCCCCCTGAAGCCCGCTGAAAGCGGGTTTTTTTGTGCCCGCAGCTTAAAAGAGTACATCCGTACTCCGGACAACAGTCGCGCGCCACTCATGAAAAAAATATAACCAAGGTTATTGACACAGATAAAACCTGAGTTATGATCTGCTTCATAACTTATGTTATGAAAATGACTGGTGAAGCCGCCAGATAGCACGGGATCAGCGAAATGATCTCCCAGCCCCGGAAAGCGGGACCGACTGGACAGAGCTCTTTACAGAGAACGGAACGACTTTTGGAAAGCATCACTGAAGCACCTGGCTTGCCGGGTGCTTTGGGATGACAACCACCGAGTGAACAGAATGGATACCACCATCGTTAACGGGGCATGGAAAGGCCACCTCGGCCGTGGACTTGCGCCGCGAGAGTTGCAGTTTCTACTTTCAGTCGCCCAGGGCTGCACGGCCAAGGAAATCGCACGGACGTTCGGCATCGCGCCGGGCACCGTCGTGAAGCGCCTGTCTGTGGCCATGTTCAAGCTGGGTGTGAATCGCCAGACAGCGATGATCGCCGAGGCCATGCGCCGCCAGATCATTTCCCCGCTCTGCCTGCTGTTCATGTCGGTGATCGTTCTGCACGCCGTGCTGGGCGACGAATCGATGAGGCGCGAGCGCAGAGCCCCCGAGTCACGCAGGGGCGGTTACGAACAGAAGATCAGCCGTAAGGGCTCGGAAAAGCTGAGGCCAGTGGCGGCGATCTGCTGATCAACGATTTCACTGGCTGGCCTTGGTTACAGGGCCAGACGGGAAATCATCAAGCAAGCACGGAGCACCCAATGAGCGAACAAACAATTCAGTCCCTGATGCATGACCACATTGCCGCATTTTCGGCCAGCGATCGTCCTGCAGAAATTATCTCGGCAAACGTTGAGAAGATGTTCACCGAGATCATAAAAGACGCTTTCAGCTCGTACAGCGATATGGGCAAATTGGTGAAGGAAGCAATCAAGCAGGCACTCCCTTCAAACGTTGAAAATTTATTCGAACTGTCCCGCTATAACGACCTCATCGCAACAGCGATGAAGGCTCAGTGGGAGTCATCCGGCGTCACTGGCGAAATGCTGCGCCGCTCCAAGGCGGCGATTGACGAAGCATTGAAAGACGACATCGTTCCCGAATTTGTCAGCCTGAGCGATTTGCTGAACGCTTTCGTCGAAGAGCACAAAGAGCGAGCCGCCGATGGGCAATGGGAACGACCGCACATCACTATTCGTGAGAACGATAACAACTACATCGGTAGTAAACACATGCACATTTGCTTCGACCCGCAACCGGAAGAGCGAAGTTCTTCCTCCCGGTATTCGTCTGACAACAAGCGCAGCGAATGGGAGCTGGCCAACCGAATTAGCGTGAGCGTCAAAGGTACGAACGAGCAGGGCTTCGAGTTCGGCGATGTTTACAGCGCGAAGCTTGAAGGCAAGCCGATCGGCCGCAATTTCATGATCTACAAAAAGTGGGAAAAGCTCACCGCAGCCCTGTATTTCGGCGGCGCGCTGTTGGTGATTGACTGTGACGAGTCTGATTTCAGCTACGACCTATACGACTGAACAACCAGCGCCAGCGTCAGCATGACGAAAACTGCCCGATACCTTGGCACCCCATCGCCAGGCCGCATCGGGGTGTGATTTGGAAAGGCGACTCCATACCGGGCGCGTTGTCAGCGCGTTGAGGCCTCGAGCCGGTACTGAATGGGCGTCCTTGCGATGACAAGCGCAGATCACACCCCGATGCGGATGAGTACACACCGCAACCGAACCAATAAACGCGAGTAGTGGAGACGCAGTAGGTGGGCACGAGCAACGTGTGTACCTGCCGAGCCTATGCACCACGAAGAGCGATGAGGTGGCGTACCGCCAAGCTACTGGGCTGACAGCCGGAAAGACGGCCAGGCGCTAGCAGATGAGTACAAGCCGTTCAGTCGGTCCCCTGCGTAGCGCCACCCCTTCCCGCAATCAAACGACCGCATCGGCAGGTGCCAGGCCAGTCTCACGGCTGGGTTTGGTCACCCGCGCCTGGCATCTGGCCAATGCGGTTATGGAGACTTCTATGCATCAGACAATCAGCCAGCGTCGTGCAATCCTCGAAGGCCTGCGCCAGCGCTGCACGCTCTCAACTGCGGAGTTCTACGACAAGGTCGGCCGTTTCAACCCCGCCACCCTGCCGCGCTTCACGGTCGTGCCGAACGGCAACAATGAGTTTGGCGTGGTCGAGCGCTCGACCGGCGTCGTGCGCGGCGTGCACTGCGGCCACAGCGCTGCGTGCAAGGCAGCTGAGCAATTGGAAGCAAAGCCGGTGCGCAAGCGCTCGTTCGCTTCCCACATGCTGCGCTGGACCGCTGCGTTCGCCACCGGCATTGCGCTGTTCGCGCTCTACGGTGTCAGCTGATGATCAGTCCAGAGCTGAGCATGATTCAGCGGAACAAGGAACGCTCTGCGGTGCTGGAGGCCGAGGTGGCCGAATTCCTGAAGCGCGGCGGTGTGATCGGCACGCTGCAGGGTTTTGCGTACAAGCCCAGGCCATACGGCCGGATGGGACCAGCCGTAGCGCCAGCGCCCCACCGCCGCACCCGCGCAGCCATTGAAGCCGCCGCGCCCAAGCCAGCACCTGCCCCGGATCGTGCAGCAGCAGACGCCGCCCACGCCGCACGGCTTGAGCAGGTGCGCCAGCTGGCCAAGACGATGACGCTGACAGATGCCGGTCGGGAAAGCGGCTTGAGCAAACACATGCTCAAGCGCTATTCGGCCGAAGGCGGCTTCGAGTTCCAGCGGTATCAGCCACCCCTCGGCGTGAACAACGCGAAGACCGACCGCATCGACCCCATCGCCGACGCAATGAACGTGCTGCGCATCAAGGAAGCGCGCGACCGTGGCCTGTCCCGCAATGCTGCCAAGAACCTGATCGGCATCAGCAGCACGCTGATGGAGCGGCTGATCGCTGACTTCAACATCGATTACCCGGTAGCAAGGATTTATCGCAAGTGAGACGCCTTCTATCCCGGCCGAACCAGCGCCGACGCCCTCTTCAACTCAACATCCCGCCCAGCGGAAAAACGCCCACGGAGCAACGCCCATGTCCAAACCGACAGACACCGCCGAATTTCTCAACGAACTGAACGGCGGCGCGTTTGCCAGCCAGATCGGTCACGCACTTTCCGAAGTCGCTGCAGGGGTCGTTGACCACGGCAAGGCCGGGAAGCTGGTTATCACTCTGGACTTCTCGCAGATCGGCGAATCGCACCAGGTGAAGATCAAGCACAAGCTCGACTACAAGGTGCCGACCAAGCGCGGCACCCGTAGCGAAAACACCAGCCTGGACACGCCGATGCATGTGGGCTCGGGCGGCAACGTCACGCTGTTTGCCGAGAAGCACGATCAGCTGTTCACGCGTGACGATGCACCCATCCCACGCCGCGACTAATACTCACCCCACCACCGAGACTTGAAATATGTCCCTCTCGAAAGAAGCAATTCAACTCATCACCGACAACGCGCTGATCGCAGAAGGCAAAGAGCTGGGCACGAGGATGCCCACGGTCGTGCTGCCGGAAGGCGCGAAGATCGTCAACCTGGAGCAGTACAGTGCCGGTCGTAGCCGCTTCCGTGGCACGTTCTCCACCAGCTCGCTGGCAGACTTCGCCAAATACGTTATTGATCGCGCGGTGGCCGACGCGAAAGGCTTCATCAATCAGGACGAAATGACCTGCTCGGTGCTGTTCAATCTGGGCAACGACGAAGTGCCAGGCCACGCCGATGATCGCGCAGTGCTGAAACTCAAGCCGACCGCCGCCTACCAGGCCGTGCAGGCCATCAGCGGGCGCGCTATGTCTCAGAAGGATATGAGCGATTGGATCGAGGACTGGCACAGCACTCTGTCGGCGGTCGGTGATGATCTGCAGAACATCCCGCTGGCCAAAGCCATCGCGGCCGTGCGCACGATTTCGGTCAAGGCCACGTCCGAAAGCAATCACACCGTCAGCGAGACCCGCGCCAGCCGCAGCGCAATGGATGACATCGAGGCCACCAGCAAAGAAACGCTGCCCACCTCGCTGATCTTCTCAGCGGTTCCGTTCGAAGGCCTGCAACTGCGCGAAATCATCCTGCGAATCTCGGTCATCACCAGCGGCGCACAGCCGGTGCTGAAACTGCGCTGGGTAGGCGAGGACGTGCAGCGCGAAGAGATCGCGCAAGAGTTCAAGTCAGTGCTTGAAGCGAAGGTGGGGGATGCAGCTCAGCTGGCGCTGGGAAGCTTCTCTGCCTAAAAGATGAATCCCCAGCGCCACGAAAAATGTATCCAAATCGTGGCACTGGAGTTTCAACGCAAAAGCATGCTGGTGATTCAGCAAGATCCGGACACCGATATATTGCATCCTATGAATGAAGGCCATTTCCCATGAAAGTGTTTAATGGATTCAAATATCCGCTTCCGTCATTGATTGTGAAGAGTACCGACTGCGCTTGAAGAATGCTTCTGAGCTTCTGCAGCTCAGCTGTATCAGTTGGCTGCTTGATCAACAGCGTACCAACCCCACCATTTGTTTTCGGGTCGGATTTGTGAATAACCTCGAATTCTGCAAGATCGAGCAACAACCGCTCGTATCCGCCAAATGTTTTGTCGGTTCGGGCGATCTTGGCATGGACGGCAAAGGCCATGGCGTAGTTGGCAAATACTGGATCAGGCAACTGCGCATCTTTCCATTCGGTGTCGTCTGTACTCTCAATCCAGTAAGGCCCTTTACCGAAGAACTCTTGATGTGTTTCTGCAATATGAGCCAACTCATACGTGGATTTGACAGTGCTGCCAATTTCGAAAACCGGTCCTGACATGCTCACGACCAGCATTGAAGCTGCCGCCAGGCCCTTGAGATAGGTCACTAGATTCTGAGCCTCGACTTGTTCTCTCATGCCTCATTCCTTTAACCCAGCCCCATGCTGGTCATCATCTATAGCTCACCCCCAACCAATTTGCCACCACCGGACACGGAGGGCGGCGCATGCATGGAGAAACGCCATGAGCCAGTACATCGTGCTCAGCCTCAAGCACACCAAGCGCCGCGACAAGGCGATTACCCTCTGGAAAGCCAACGACAAAGGCTATTGCTGGAAGCTGGAGCCTGCAGGTGTGTACACCGAAACTGAGGTTCTGGACCGGCTGGGCTACTACAACAGCGGATGCTCGAACATCGCCGTACCGGCAGAACTAGTTATCGAGCTCTGTGAAAGCGTCGAGTACGACACCAAAGAGCACGGGCTCTGCCTTCCAAATAGGGCTGGCGTCTGGTCGAAGCTGCTGGCCGCCGTGATCAGGCCAACTCAATACGAGCCGAAGCCCGAGTATCGTGGCGCCAGGTACACCGAGAAAAGCCTGTGGAATAAGCGCCGGCGCTGCGAGCAGGTCAATCAGGTTATCAAGATCATCGGCGACCACGGCCGAAGGTTCTTCTTCAGCGAGTCGAAACAACGTTACGCCAGACTGGAAGTCGATCGGCGCGGCAAGGTATGGCTTATTGACGATTACACGGGTATGCGGGTCTTCACCCACCCCACTACCTGGGGCGGACGCTGGAAAGGCTTTAGCCACGGTGGCACCCTCAAGGCCCTGATCGAACGCTTCCGCGACTACATCTGCGAGGGCAAACAAATGTCCCTCGGCTGGCTCGGACCTGAGCGCTTCGATGACTCAAACATCTGGGGTTATGACGAAGTGTCGATGCGCACGGTTAGAGAGCAGGCCAGCGCCCTGCCGGTGTTTTTTCAGGCAGAAGCAGTTGCTGCCTAACCATCCGCTGTGGTCAGTTCCATGCCACGAGCTATCTACTACAGAGGCTACAGCAATGCAGAGGAGAAATTCTCCGAAGATGGAAGTTAATGAAATCAACTTCCGGAATTGTCTTCTGACTCATCCAAGATCTTTTTTAGCGATATAGCTTGATTACTGTAAGCTATTGACATAGCGAGCATTAAGATTGTCATCCCTCCAAGAGTTAAAATAACGGCTCCGAAATACTCCCCAGAGGGCCAACTAACTAACATCGTCATAACAAGCAATGCAAACAACTTATAGCTTATCGCCCTAAGCATCAACCAATTTATATTGGCCGCCCAGCTTATCCTGGCACGGTCATTCTTAATCAGTTCAGAAACTTGCGCGATTCGCTTATTAGCGCTCTGCTCGACGCGTTTCTTCCACGCTGAAGAGAATCGGCTAAATACAGTATCAACGCCTGTTTTTACATACGCAGCCAAGAGACTAATTAGAAGTCCAACTACTACTACAGACACCCACCATGACACATCCTTTAAGTTCAATATAAAAGCGTCCATTAAGTCTTCACCAGCATTGTAAGTAATTGATTGCACACGCGCCCCGTTGAAATTATCGCATTTCTTATGCTGGTCGGCTACACACTTTTGCGGTGCCGTTTCTGATCGGCCTGCGAATCACCAACGCTTTCACTGCTGCCGCCTGACCGGTTTACAGCTACCCGGAGAACAATATGAGCAAGCATTGGGAATTGGTACCCACCTCGATCGCGGCAGCTGTAACGCACAAGTTCTACACGAATTGGGAGCGAAGTTCCCATCAGGCCATCGCCCCGTTCCACTTCGGTTTTTTCCACTTCAACGACTCACGCCATTCCGGCGAGGCCTCTACCTGGAATTCGATATGAGCCAGCTCCACCAGATACTGGTAGGCGATTGCATCGACATGATGCGCACGCTGCCAGATGAAAGCGTGCATACATGCGTGACCAGTCCGCCCTACTATGGTCTGCGCGACTATGGCGTCGAAGGTCAGATCGGGCTGGAAGAGACGCCAGCCGAGTTCATTGCCCGGCTTGTCGATGTGTTCCGAGAAGTCCGCCGGGTGCTCCTTTCAGACGGCACCATATGGGTGAACATGGGTGACAGCTACGCAAGGTCTGGCGGCACTGACAGAAAGGTGCCGACCACCGCAAAAGTGGGAAGCACTCGCCACACGCTTGAACAAATGGGTGACCGGACCTCAACGGCGCCTGCTGGTTTAAAAGACAAGGACCTCATGGGCATGCCCTGGCGTCTCGCCTTCGCGCTGCAGGAAGACGGCTGGTATCTGCGACAGGACATTATCTGGAGCAAGCCAAACCCGATGCCTGAGTCGACCCGGGACCGCTGTACAAAGGCACACGAATACATCTTTCTGCTCAGCAAATCACGCCAGTATTACTACGATCAGGACGCCGTCAAAGAGCCGGTCGCGGCCAGCTCAATCGTGCGACTGGCTCAGGATCTCGAGCAACAGCACGGCAGCGATCGAGTGCCCGGCAAATCCAACGGGTCGATGAAAGCAGTCCGCGCCAGACGCGACAGCTTTAAGCGTGACGACTCGAAGCGGGAGCAGGCCATACCAGGCCAGTCAGTCGGTACACATCGGCCCGACCGAGAGGAAAGCGCTTACCCGTTGGATATGCGTAACAAGCGCTCTGTCTGGTCAGTGCCGACTGTGGGATTCAAGGGCGCCCACTTTGCAACCTTCCCGCCCGACCTGATCAGGCCATGCATTCTGGCCGGCGCACCGCGCGGCGGCGTGGTACTGGACCCATTCGGAGGTGCCGGTACCACGTCGCTGGTTTCGATGCAGGAAGGTCGCCGCTCGATCATATGCGAGCTGAATCCGGAGTACGCGGCCTTGGCACGCGCCCGGATCGACGCGGCCCGGCTGAATGGTGCTACGCAGATGGATGTTTTCCATGATGCGGCACCACACCATTGTTAGTACCCAGGCTTTACCTCTCTCTGAAAACTGGCGGCCGGTTCAAGAGGGAAGGGTCTATAAGCGGCGAGGTTTTCGTTAAGGTATGCAGCAATTTCCCTAGCTTTACTCATATCTGTGCCCGGCTTTAGATCAAATGCTGGCGGATCGGTTTGAAGCCCCGGAATGTCGTCATGAAATTCCATATTTAAATATGGCACTCCGTCACCAGATTCTTTGATGGTGAAAACTATCCGCGTCTTGTGGCTCATCGCAACCTCCAGTCTCCGACTCCATGTCGGGCATCATACCAATACCCCACTTCAGCGACTCACGCCACCCCAGCGAGGATGAACCATGCCTGAAAAACAGATCGATCCGAAAAAGCTCGAGCGGGCCATCCGCAAGATCAAGCACTGCCTGGCCTTGTCGCAAAGCTCGAATGAAAACGAAGCCGCGACGGCGATGCGCCAGGCGCAGGCGCTGATGCATGAGTACCAGCTCACCGAAACAGACGTGAAGCTGAGCGATGTCGGCGAGGTTGAATCGTCCATGTCGCGCGCTGAGCGCCGCCCGCTGTGGGATCAGCACCTGAGCGCCGTCGTGGCCAGCGTCTTCAACGTCAAATCGTTGCGCTATAAGCACTGGTGCAACATCAAGAGTCGGCGGGTGGAGCGCGCGACTTTCGTTGGCGTGAGTCCTGCACAGCATATCGCGCTGTACGCCTACGAAACGCTGCTAGCTAGGCTCACTCTGGCCCGAAAAGAATATGTCGCTGGTGTGCGCTCCGGGCGCTACCGCAGCGGATATTCAGCGTCCACCGCTGGAGATCATTTCGCGATCGCATGGGTCGGAGAAGTGCACAGCAAATTGCAAGAGCTGGTCCCTCGTGGTGAGGAAGATGCGGATTTGCCGCAAGCAGCCGGACAAGGCGTGGTTGCAGTGGAAGCCCAGCACCAAATCCTCATTGAGGCCTATCTCGCGGACCACCCAATCGGGAAAGCCAGGAAGGCGCGTGAAAGCGAACTCGATCTGGATGCTCAAATCGCTGGAATGCTTGCGGGTCGAAAGGTCGACCTTCATGCAGGGCTTGCCAGCGGTGCGGAACACGCGCCAGCGCTTGCCGCGCACAGCCTTTAAATCCAGCTTAGACCGCTCAGTCAGATCCAGACCGATTAGTTTGAACGAACACATACCTTTCTGTCCCAACTTGAACTAAACCGTATGACGTAACACGGACAGTTCTCGACGGCTCAGATGGATGATACGACTTACATGGCTCTACCCGAGGTGGCTGTGAACAACCAGAATTCGAGCTTAAAAACCGAACATTCGATAGAGCTGCCGCTTACCGAGGACCTGCGCTACATCCTCGGCACGCAGAGCTTCTACTGCATGAGCCAGGCAACAGTGCTTCGCATGCTTGGTTATGAGATTGCCGAACGCGCGGCGGATGAACAGGCGGCAACCATCCACTGGATGCTTCTGCACTACATGAAAGACCCTGCGAACTGGCGCAGTAACGTCAAAGAAGAGTATGAATCGGCTATTCAAAGGCTTGGTCGCCCAGGCTCGTAAGGCTGGCCTGGGCGGAGGGTCAGATCAAACCGGCTTCAGCGTGAAAAGAAGCTGTCCATGGTCTGACTTACCGACACCGTTCTTGCATTTACCCAAGTAACTACCGTGCACGGAAAAGATCGAGCCGCGCTCCACGCGGAGTACCACCCTGCCCGACCTTCTGATTACACCGTGCTCGTCCATCTCTCCGAGGCGTAGGCGATTCTGCCCATAGACCTCATAAGTGCTTGTGACTTCCATTGTCCACTTGCCTCATCGGTACAACAGCTCCGTTCTAGAGCTATTACACGAATATTTGTAGCACAGCGTCAGCGCACCGAGCGCCAACGAACCGCCAAGCGGCGGACGGTTGGTCGGAATTTACTATTGCGGCTGGAACCTCCTCTACTCCCCTTTGAACGCTGCGCACGCGCGGCAAGGACGAAGTCATGCCTGAAGAAAAAATCGTTTTCATCCTGTCAGCCCCTGTCGTTCGCGACGAGGAAGGCTTTTTCCAGCACCCGGATCTGCCCGACTTCGACGAAGGCGATGGAGAAAAGTGCAAGGCTTGGATCGCCGAGCAGGCGCTGGAGGTAGCAATGGTGGAACTTGAGTATGCAAGTGACCAAAGCATTGCTGATCGCTACTTCGAAGCGGGCGACGCCGACTGCAGCTACTGGGAGCCAGATCGCCCAGAAGGTGAAGGCTGGTTCTGTCTGTCGATCCATGACACCGATGACGGTCCGGTTTGCTGGTGGGCACGTCGCTCGGCCCCGCTGTGAGCTGGTACACGGAGTGCTGGCAGCGCATGCATGTGACATACCTCCGGTGCAAAGCTGAGGGAATGGACGACGCTTCGATCAGTAAGGCCGTGGACGAGTCCTACCCATTCAGCTCCAGAAGTGGCCATCCGTACAAAGCTTGGCTTGACTCTCGTCGCAATTTCTTCCCGAAACACAACCTTCCGCTTCGTCGGGCCAAGCGCCCGCCGCCAGATCTACTGGCGTAATCCCTTCCCTACTGAGCCTGCCGGTGATCGGCGGGCGGAGCTATGCCCATGACAGCAGAAACAAGCGGTTCCGGAATCACAATGGCTTGCGTCCTCCCCAACGCGATCAAGTGCCCAAAGTGTGATTACAAAGGTCACGGTCAGTTGCAGACACAATATCGATCCTACTGCCCGGCCTGCTTCGATGAGTTCATCCGCCAGCACGTCCCGGAGCTGGTACCGGACCCAGATGGCAAACCGTTTGACCCGAACAGCCAGGTTGTAAACCTCTAGCAATATCCGCCGCATAGCGCGGCCCGCATGCATCGCACCATCTAATAAACAGCAGCCCTACGCGGACTGCGGGAGTCGAATATGGACGGAATTCTTTTCCTCTCACATGAAGAGGTTTGCACTCTAACCGGTGCCAGAACAAAAGCTGGGCAAATATTGGTTTTAAAGCGCAACGGAATCCGCCACACGGTCAAGCGCAGTGGTTGGCCTTGCGTAATCGCCTCAGCCCTGACCGGCGAAGCAACAGCCACACCGACAGATAAACCGAAATGGCAGCCACGGTTGGTTGGATAAATGGGCAGAAAATCAACAAATCCGGAAAGCGTCACGCGCCTCAGAAAACGTAAACAACGCAGCGGTATCGTCTATTACTACTATGACATCGGGGGTTCGCCAAGAAAGGAAATACCGCTCGGATCTGACTATGGGATGGCGATCGTCGAGTACGCCAAGCTGGAGAAAAGCCGCACGTCTTCAGCTCTCGTGCAGCAGGTGCTGACCTTCGCTTACGTCGCGGATAAATACATGCTCGAAGTCGTCCCTACGAAGAGCTCGGCGACACAGAAAGACAACGCCAGGGAGTTGAAGCAGCTCCTTAAATTCTTCGACGACCCGCCTGCACCTCTTGAGGCCATCGAGCCACAACATGTTGTTTTGTATCTTCGCCAGCGAGGCAAGACGGCTCCCGTTCGAGCAAATCGCGAAAAGGCGCTGCTGAGCGCCATCTGGAACTTTGCAAGGAGTGCCGGCTACACGGCGCTAGCCAATCCGTGCGCAGGCGTCAAAGGCCACAAAGAAGTTGGGCGGGACCATTACATCGAAGATGAAATGTTCGCACGGGTATACAGCCACGCAGAGCAGCCATTGCGGGATGCACTAGATCTTTTCTACCTCACCGGACAGCGCATTGCCGACACTCTAAAAATGGACGAGCGCGACATTCGCGACGGTAGGCTCTCGGTTCAGCAGGGCAAGACCAAAGCGAAAAGGAGAATCGAGATCACGGGCGAGCTGAAGGTGGTCATTGATCGCATCCTGGCCAGGAAGGAAGGACACAGAATCCGGACTTCGAGGCTGATCGTGATGGATAACGGCCAGCCTATGACGAGCAGTATGTTGCGAGGGAGATTTGATGCGGCACGCGAGGCTGCCGGTGTCGAGAAGGGAGACTTTCAAATGCGCGACCTGCGAGCAAAAGCTGGTACCGATAAAGCCGAGTCGAGTGGCGACATCCTTCAAGCACGCGATCAGCTCGGTCACACAACGGTCGTCATGACCGAGAACTACATCCGCAAGCGGATCGGGAAAAAGGTCACTCCGACCAGATAAATTTTGCACCGCAATTAATCTAACCCCCTTGAAAACAAAGGGCTGCAAGGCAGGCATTCTGTGTGTCTGGCGGTGCAAAACCGACCATAACTATATGTTTTAAAAAGATAAATATACGGACTTAAAATCCCTCGTCCTCTGGACGTGCCGGTTCGACCCCGGCTCGGGGCACCACATATAAAACAAGGGCTTGCGTGCTTTCAGTGCGCAGGCCCTTTGTTTTATTTGATCCGCAAAAACAGCTGTGGTCCGCAATTCTTGATTTTCCCTTCTCACGGAGTCCTTACAACGAGCAGCCGAACCTTTCGCGCAGGGTCCCTGCGTCAGCGTTGGCCAAATCCATTAGCTTCCAGGCGGCGCCTCACTTCGATAGCAGGTTTAGTCATGATGGACGTCGTCGGATATCAATGACTGCCCGTCACCGAAAGCCCCCACTCGAAGCTCTCGCACACCCGCTCCTGCCCAGAACCTGATGACGGCTCCCTTTCCGTGCGTCAACAATTGAACCTGACCAATGAGATCAGCCTGATTGTCAGCGCGCATGATGGGCTTATAGCCATGGGCCTTATATAAAACCCAAGCGTCAGCTTCAGCTTCAATACGGAAAACATCCATTGGTTTGCCACCACGGGATTTAACAGTCGAGCCCCAGGATGTGGCCGTGTTCCGTGAAAACGCCAGGCGGCCGAAATAGCCCCGAAGGATGCTACGGGCCGGGAAGCACTTGCAGATGCACTCATGCCGCTTTCAAGAAGCGGTATTGGACTCAAGGCACTCGTCGCACATCGCAGATCAGCTTTTCCGCGCGGATGAAGGCATTTCGACAACGATCACGAATGAAGTGAAAAAGCGGATCGATAGACCCAACCACTAAGGGTTCAAATCTGATCGTCCGCCAATGCGATCATCACTCTTCCTCTTCGTCCCTGGACTCTTCCTCCTCGCTGACCTCGTCATCGTCATCGTCATCGTCATCGTCATCAAGAATCTCATCAGCCTCATCAACGATTTCATCCTCATCGATAAGCACATACTCCTCACTGATTATCCCGAGCTGCACGTTACTGATCTCATTCTCTTCATTGAGGATCTCTTCCGCGTTTTTGGCAGCGGCCGTAGCGAATTCGTAATTGATCCAATAATCCTGTTCCGTGACCGTCCTGGACCCTTGCAGATTTTCAAGACAACGTTGCAGGGCATGAACAATCAGGCCGTCTTTCAGCGCGACTTTAGCGACTTCGGGGCCCTCATTGAGCCTGATAGTCTCTTCGAGCTGTTGAACTTCAATGATCTTTTCCTTGAGCGCCTGCTTTGCGAATGCGTCGCGATCGAGGATCCTGCTCCACAACCTGTCCACCAGCCTGACTGCCATCTTGAGCTCCGTTGATCCGGCGTCATGCCGGTCATCCGTAATACCTGATCCCAAACCGACTTGCCACCCTATACGCAGGCAGCAGGGAGCTTCGATGTAAAAAACAAAGTTGTTCAATAATGGTTTCCAGATTTCGATATAAGAGCGTGCCCCGACAAACTGATCACATCTACCGTTCCTGATTTTGCCCCCTCTCGGCGTCCTGCCGACGAACACCACTCCCCAAAACAGCAATTCTCGATTACTGTATACCCATACAGCACTCGAGAAATGCATCCATGGACACAGATATCGCCGACGATTGGGCTTACAACCCGACCGAAGAACAAATGATCCGGCAGCGTGCCCATATCGTGAATGAGGAGAACCGGCTGTTACGCAGTGAGGTAAGCCGATATCGGCAGCACCTGGCCAAGATGATCGACATGCACAGCACCGCTTCGGCAGAGCGGGAAAAGCTTTCGACGAAGCTCAAGGCGGCGGATAGTCGAATATCCGATCTGCTGCGAAATGCATCCGACTCCTGGGGTCAGATCGATTCACTGAAACGCATCATCGACTATCACAGGCAGTTGCTCCGCACCGCCGACATCAGCCCTGAAAAATGGGGAGAAAATCCTTCACACGGTGCCCAGTCTGAAGGTGAGATTCCTCAGCCGCTTCGGGCTGTACACAGCTGA